GCCCACATTAAAACTATGATGGGCGCCGAAATTATAACAAGTACAAATTCGTCCTTATAGTCGTTTTGTCTAGCTTCTAGCAATTTGCCCTGGTATTGCTCCTCACCACGGGCCATTTTTTCAGCATGCATGAGTTGAGCGTCAGACATAGCCATTTTCGTCTTTTGACGATTAGAATATATCTTACTTCCAGCCTGCAAAGCTATTTTTGCTAAACTGAACCAAGCCATTAGTACGCCTTTGAATTTCTTTTCTTTTCAGCCAGCATTCTGTTCTGTCCACCAACTGGCATTTCAGGTTTTCCTGTGCCAATTAAGTTAAAAGCACCATCAGCTGTTGTTTTAGATCTAGGATCTACCTCAACTTGCTGGTCTTGTACTTTTACTGGCTTAATTTTATCTAATTTTTGCATTTTTGCTCCTTTTTTTACTCTTCTACCTCAATAGCAGTTATACCTTGTTTTTCACTCTTTGCAAGGCTAACTCCAGCTCTTAATTTTGCTAATTTTTCGTTCTGATCCATCTTATCTTCAGCAATATCTTTAGCTTGCATTAATTTTGCTCTGTCTAACTCTGATTTTTTCTCATCAGCCACCTTTTTACGTTCATTTTCCATCGCTCTAAGGTCAACTTCTCTTGCTTTTAGTTTTAATAGAGGGTCAGAATCAAATTGAGAAGTAATTTTCTTCTCTTCTTTCATAAATTCTTCAGTCATCTCTGCAATCAACACAGCTTTTCTTGCTTCTATCTCTTGTGTTAGGGCTTGAACCTGTGCAGCGACTTGCGGATTCATGGCAGCTTGTTGTTGCATCATCTGAACTTGTTGTAATTGTTCTCTAAACTCTAATTGTACTTGTTCATTTGCCATGATTGAGATGTGTTCTAAAATATTTTTCTGTATAGAGGCCATAACCATAGGATTATTTCTAACCATGTTTGTTGACATGAAGTTTAAGTGCGCTGTGACGTGTGCTCTATGATCTTGACCAGGAAAAGCTTGAAAAGGTTTCATACCTAAAGCCATAATGTGTTCCATACTTGGATCTAATGGTTGCACAGGTGCTGGCGGTGGTAAAATTTGATCAATATTTTTTGTACCGATCGCTTCATACATACTTCGGTATGCATTGTACATGTTATGAACTTGTGGATTTGATGTAGCTAATTGTAATTGTGTTTGAGCTAATGTAATTCTTTGTGACATAGAAAATATATTTGGATCTGCTACTGGCAGAATATCTATTCTGCTATCAAAGTCTGCTTGTTTAATTGTTCTTGCAGCACCTGGAACATCGTAAGGATATTCTGGTGGTAAGTATGTTGCAATGACAGAAGATAATAATTTAAATTCTTTTCTCATAGATCCATATAATCTTTTGTGTATCGCTGACATAACTTTAGATCCTCTTTCAAGAAGAGCTATCGTTGTACCTACAGCTGCGTTCGACTGACCTTCGCCCATCTGCATTTCAGATATGGCTGCAAATCTCTGACCTGCTTGAACCACAATACCCATTAATTGTAATAGAGTAGCTGATGGTTCTTTGTATGGTAGAGGGAAGAAAGCTTCACGTAGATTGCCACCTGGCGCATCTACATCTTTGAATTCACCAGGTTGAATTGGAGAAGCCTCATCTCTAACACGCACCCCTCTTTGTTTAAAACCAGCAGGTAGGTTTGACAAAGTTCCTGCATCTAATAATTGGCGGAGAGCGACTGTTGCAGTTCTACTCAATCCGCCAATCATATGTATCAATCCAAATCCGTAGAATCCTAGTCCTGGCAGAAATTTAAAGTGGACAAAATATTGGACTCTTTGTTTTTTTGGATCGTTGGGCGCATAGTTCCTTCTTATCGAAAGAACCGTTCCACTACCTTCTTCAACAGTTACGATGTAGGGTAGCTTGATACCAGTCGGCTCGCCGTCTGGACCAATGTCTTCGAAGCCTTCTAAATCTAGATCCACATGACACTCAAGAAGAGTATACATAGGAATTGGTTTTCCAGATTTTTTAGTGCCTTCTAATTCTTTTTCTTTTTTTGAAACTTCATCATTCACAACTGTGCCTGGTGGGTTAAGTTCTACATCAGAGTAAAACCCTGCAACTTGTTGTTTTCTTAAATCGTTTTCAGATATTTTAATTACGTGTATGATTGCATCTGCATCATCTAAACTGTTTGCTGTATAGGGTACGATTAAATCATCAGCAGGTACAAACTTAGATACCGCTCTACCCATCATTGAATCATAATAAATTTTTTTAAATGTAGATCCTGCTAAAGGTAAATGAAATAACATAGAGTCAAACTCTGGCTCATACTCTTTCATCTGATCCATGATCTGATAGTTCATGAAATCTTTTACTCTTTGCGATTGTTGTTCTTTCGCTGGTGATGGTACACCTAAAATTTGTGTTCTTACTGGGCCGTCACTTGGTAATAACTCTTTGTATGCTGTAGCTTGAAACTGTGTAACAGCTTCTGCTAGTACAGGGTGCGTGGCACCTGAAGCTCCTTGAAACGGCTCCGTTCTATTTTCGTATTTAAATCCTAATAGGTCAAGTCCATCTGTATAAGATTTTTCCCAGTCTTTTCTGGACATCTTGTAGTCCATGTAATTTGTTTTTAATTCTGAACCTAAAGGTTCTAAAACATCATCGGGTAAAATATCTGAAAGATTATCAAAATGAGAATCAGTGCCAGGTATATTAATTGCACCTGGTTCAAAGTCAATCGTTGCACCACCGTCTTCTTCGGGTGTAACTTCAACGGGTTGTTGTTCTTTAATTTCTTCCTTTATCTCGACCTCTTCGCCCGGAACTTTGACCTCGGTACGAGTGTTAGGAAGTCCTTTATCTATATCTGCCATTTAAACTCCTGTAATTATCTACCACGTTTCATTAAAAAATCCAAGCCCTGTGGAGTGGGTCCTGATTCTGGTGCTGGGCCTGATGGTTTACCTGCTAATTTAGCTATACCGCCACCTGCTGCAGCAAACTCTCCAACGCCTACCTCTGGAAGTGTAAATTTTTTATCTGTAAAAGGAATAGGAAATTCTTTTAATCTACCCTCTGATGGTATTTCCGACATAATTTCATTGTAGTAACTTTCAGGTGCTTCTCCTAGTAATGTGTTAACTGTTGGTTCAAAAACGCTTGATTTCTTTTTTGCTTCTTCAAGTCTTTTTTTAGCATTGTATGCTTGTATACCTGTTTCTATAAAAGGTGTTGCAAAAACAGAACCCTTAGATAATCTAGCTATGTTCTTTAGTGTAGAATTAAAAGGAACCCCTGCTCTTAAAGCTTTTTTAATGAAACCTGCTTTGTCTGCAAATAAATCTAAACCTTGTTTACTAGCAGCAGTATAAGCTAAACTTGTTGGAGCAGTTATGCCAATAGCTGATGCGTCGGTTTCTTCTCCTCTTTTAACATCGCCAATTAAATTTCCAAGCTGAAATGCTGATTGAGGAAATGCTAATGATGGAGCTTCCAATGCTGTTAAAGGTCCTAACACACCTTTGTTTAAAACTGTACCTGCACCTTTTAAAACTGTACCTGCACCTTTTAAAGTTTTGCCTAAAATATCTCTACCTGGTTTTGTTTCAACTAAATTTTTATTATTAAAAGTTCCAATGGGTGTTGATGGTTTAGTTGCGTTAAAAACAAAACCTTGTTTTGCTAATTCTTTTATATTTTTTTGTGCTCCTAGTGAATATTGATCAAAGTTTGACACTAGTTTAGTAGGATCTAAATTATCTCCAACAAAAATTTGTGGTGTAGATATTTTATTTACATTACTGAATACTTTTGATCTAGTGTTAAACTTTTTGATAGCTTCAGATATAGGTACATTTTTTTGTTTATCAAACGTTACAGTGTCTCTACCGTTTTTAATAGCTTTTAATATTGCAGCAAAGGGTTTATCTATTTGTGTTCTTTTTAATTTATTTGCTTCATTAGAAATAATTTGTATGTTTTCAGTGTATCCTGGAGCATTTTCAAAAGTTGCAGATAGACCAAACACTTCGTCTATAACTTTACCTTTTTGTCCAGGTATATTTCTTCTTTGTTTTCCAAAATCTCCTTTAATCAAAGAGTCTCTTAATTTAATTTTGTAATCTCTAATTAATCCTTCAGCAAATCTAAACTGACCTCTTTTATTATCATCAATGTATTGAACAATTTCCCCTAAAGTTTCTGGGGCAATATCTTTAAAACCTTTTACTTTTCTATCTGCGGTTATGGCCTGTAAAAATTGAGCCACACCATTAGATGCTCTAGTTCTCATTTTAATTTTTTCTGAGGCATTGGCAGCGTTAAATTTTTTAGTTCCTTCTAACCCTTCTGCTACCTCGTCTAAGCTTGGGGCGTTGTTAGGATCATTAACAAAAATATCTCTAACTGCATTTACAACATCCATTGATGTGCCTTTGGCTGCTTCGCCTGCAGCTTTGGTAGCCGTTTGCACAATCTGTCCTTTGATATCTTTAGAAGTTACTTTACTTAAAAAATTTTTAGATTTGTTTGGAAGTTTTAATTCGTCAAATAGTTTTCTTAAATTTTCTCCTTCTCCTGTTGCAAAAGCACCAGCCTTTTCATTCTGCAAATAAGCACGATAACTTCTTATAACTCTTTGAATTGGTTTTGATTCTTTAGCTATTAATTTTCTATAGTTTTCTAAACTTGAATCTTTTTCTAACTTATTTAAAAATTTTATAAAACCTTTTGCACTCTCTGGTTTCATCGCGTTATTAGGGATATTGTATTTTACTCCATCCGCAACAATTTCTGTTACCTTAAATGGTCTTGGATTTTTTAATCTATATTCACGCATTCTTTCTGCTGCTGATTTTCCAGCGTAGCTTCCTGGTTCATCGACCAAACCTCTTTTTGGTTTGTCAATCATCTCCTTAACTTCTTTTGGATTCTCTAGTGCAGGTTTTGCTTTCTCAAAGTTTTTTATTTTTCTTTTCTTAACTTCTTCTTCAGGTTTCTTTTTGGGCAGAACAGTTTCGTTTCTAACAGAACCACCACCGTTAAAACCAGGACGAGTTAGATACTCCATCATCTGTTTGTATTCTGCGATCTTCATTATTCTCCTAGCATGTAGGCTAAACCGCCTTTAGCAAAATCTTCATAGTCACTCATGTCTACGTCAGGGCCTTCATAAACGTCTGCTCTAGAATCTGCTTCGTCTACTGCTCTTTGCCCTTTTGTATATTTT